GTTCCATGAATCCGAAAACAAGCAAAGCAAAACGTGGCGTTAGCGCCAATAGCTTAGAAAGCGATTTCGAGGTACCTCACGGTTGTGAGGATGCTCCTATCTCTTTCGCATTTGGCCGCAGAGCGGCCCCCGGGGGTATATCCCCCCCCGGGTTGACAAATCGAGGATTTGCCTTCTGGGGTGGTTTGGAGAGGATTCTCCGCCACCACAGAGTGTCAGTACGCGTTCGGATGAACGCACTCTTGTTTCTAAGGTTCCTTTTCAACGGGTCGGATGACTCGTTCAAGCTGGAGAAGACCGTTACAGTCTACTTTATGGCTTGGTACCTAAGGCAAGAGACCCCTGAGGGGAGTGATGTCATCACAAATCTTCTATCGCAACCGGTCTTCGTTGACTGGCGGCGGTGGTTGAAGAGTCGGCGTTGCTTCAATAAGCGGAACACCCATTTGTGGTACTCCGTTCTTCAGCTCAAGAGGGCCTGTGCTCCGCCTCCTGCAAATGTAGTTTTAGCTACTTACAGGAAGCATCGAGAGGCTATGCTGAAGGGGGATCCGGCGAGGGAAGAAGACGTGCAACACGTGTTCTCACTTCTCAGACCGGTACTGGACAAGATTAGGGACAACCTGAACGGGAAGTTCTCTGGTCAATGGGACGAGGACGTCGGTTTTGACACCGACTACTCAGTCTCCGGTTCCGCGGCGTTGGAGAACGCCCGGAATCGCGGTGGTGCCCGAGGTTTTCTCGTGGCTTTGGTTTCCGATAGAATGTTTCAGACGTGGGTAGCTACGCCGGATCAAACTTCGGATAGTGGGATCCTGACTTACAGGGACCGCTTGGAAAGGTACTGTTGGGAGCATCATCTCCTAACTCGAAATAGTGAGATAGCTCCTACTTTCGAGTATCGGTTCTTCCCGATCATTGAACACGAGGGACAGGTGCAAAAGGACCAGTGGTTGTGTTGGTACTCTTGGAACGAGAAGGAAGAGATCTGGAAACAGATACTCACCGATATCATCTATGAGGAAGCAGACAATCTTAGAGACACGCCGCGCTTGCGCTGCGAGGTCTATGGGATACTTGAGCCCCTGAAGGTGCGGACGATAACGAAGGGTGAATCGATACCGTACTATGCCTCCAAGAAATTGCAGAAGGAGCTCTGGAGAGCGCTTCAGCAGTTTCCCTGTTTTCGACTTACGGGACGTCCGGTCTGTGCACCGGATCTTTTGGATGTCTTGAACAGGCCCACCATGGTTGAGGGTACTGTAGGAGAGATGGAGTGGTTCTCTATCGACTACAGTGCTGCGACCGACTGCCTCTCGGCAGGCCTATCACGTATGATTTTGGAGTACGTGATCGAACCTTTGCAGGTTCCCCGTCAGCTTAAAGACCTTTTCTTGAAGGTGCTGGCTCCGCACGAAGTCTTCTACCCACCTGTAAAGGTTGAGGGGGAGATGGTAACTGTTGAGACGGCTAATCAGGTGAATGGTCAACTGATGGGGTCACC